CAGAATGGCGGCATCATCGTGCGCGGCGAGATGGGCGTCGAGAACGCCATCGCGTCCGGTGGTTTCGTCTACATCGGCACGGATACGTGTTCGGAAGACCCGCTGTGGCAGTTCTACAACGTCACGCGCGGCCGCGATTACATCCACCTGATGTTCCTGCGCACGCTGCGGTATTTCCTCGGGCGCCGGAACATCGACGTCGGTACGATCACGGACATCCTCAATACGATGCGCTTTGCGCTCCGCAATCTTGAGGCGGATGGGGATATCCTGCCCGGCTGGCGCGTCTTCTTCACCCGCGACCAGAACACGCCAGAAGACCTGCGGCAAGGCCGGTTCACCGTGGACTTCGCGGTCGAGGAGCCGCCGGTGCTCCGCTACCTCGGCCTGCGGTCGCAGCGTAACCGGGCGTCGCTGGAGCTGCTCGTCAAAAATCTGGAGAACCAGATCAGCACGGCGGCCTGACCATCGCGGGGCGCTCCTACGGCGCCCCGGCCCCTTTTGACCCTTTCCACCGAGGGAGACAGACGTGAGCACGCTCTACATCGTGGAGGCCGCCAACCTTTTCTGCGGCGATCACGACCCCCAGAACAGCCAGCATCTCGCGATCCGCGAACTCCAGCTTCCGACCTTGCAGGCGATCTACGCCGACCACCATGCCGGTGGCGCCCGCGTCCAGATCGAGGTCGAGGTCGGCATTCAGAAGCTGGAGCCGACGTTCCGGCTCGTGGGCTTCGACCCCAACGTGCTCGTCCAGTTCGGGCTCGGGTCGAAGATCAAGAACATCTACACCGCCTATGGGGAGGTCAAGGACCGCCGCACGGGACAGTCCCATGAGCTGAAGGCGGTGATCGAGGGCCGCCTTGGCAAGATCGAGCCCGACGCTTTCCAGCGCGGCGAGCTGCTGACCCACGACTACGCCATCAATGAGGTCACGCACTACGAGGTTTGGTTCGACGGTCAGGAGAAGATCCTCTGGGATTTCTGGACCAACACGTGGCGGGTTGATGGCGTCGATCAGAATGCCACGACCAACTCGATCCTGCGCATCGCGGGCTAACGGAGGGAGGACCATGAAGGTTGCCATCAAGCACCCCATCGTCATCGACGGCGAGACGAAGTTCCCGGCGGGCACCGAGCTGGAGGCCCGCCGGCCGAAGGCAAAGGACATGGTGATCATTGGCGATCACATCCCGACGCTTTCGGCGCTTGACCGCGAGAACCCGGAGAGCGCCGTGAGCGGCGCCGTCATCCGGGCAATGATCGCGGTTGTCGGCACCCTCACCGACATCGGCGAGGAGGCCGCGTCCGAAATGGACTTCGAAGATTTGTCGATTGTGGCCCAGACGGCGCTCTCCTCATTGGGGGAAGCGCAGCGGGGTGGCGAGGACGCGACTGGCGAGCAGCAATAGCTGACACCGCACACGTCCTGCACACCCCGGTGACGGACCTGTTGGAGATGCCCGCCGGCGAATTTCTGGCGTGGCACGGCGAGGCCGCCCGGCTCGCCAAGGTGATGATGCGGTGATGCCATGGCAACCCTGACCTCCCAGCTCATCGTCCGGCTTATTGACGGCATCAGTGGGCCGGCCCAGGCGGCCGCCCAGGCCCTGCGGAGGATCGGTGCGGCGGCAAATTCGGTGCGCGGCGGTGGTATCGCCGCGCTCCAGCAGCGTCTCAACGCGGCCGTCGCGGCCAACAACGCGGCCATCGCCGAGGCCCGTGGCAAGATGATGGACGCCGTAGGCGGCTTCCTCGTCCTGCGAAAAGCGATGACCGACATCATCAACCCGGCCATCTCCTTCGAGAGCGCAATGGCCGACGTTGCCAAGGTGTCGAATTTCGACGACGCTGGCCTCGCCGCATTCGGCCGCCAGCTTCGGCAGGTGGCGGCGAATGAAATCCCGATGGCCGTCAACCAGCTTGCTGCTCTCGCCGCAGCGGCGGCGCAGGCCGGCATCGCTGACAAAGACCTGCTTGACTTCACCCGTCTCACGGCCCGCGCCGCTGTGGCGTGGGATATGACCGGTGCCGAGGCCGGCGATGCGCTGGCGAAGATCAAGACGCAGCTCGGCCTCTCGGTGCAGGAGACGCAGACGTTCGCGGACGCGATCAACCACCTGTCCGACAACACCGCGTCGTCGTCCCGTGACCTCATTGACTTCTCCCGGCGCGTCGCCGCGCAAGGCGAGTTCTTCGGCTTCGCGAAGGAACAGACCCTCGCATTCGGCGCTGCCATGGTATCGGCGGGCGCCACATCCGAAGTCGCGGCGACCTCGTTTCAGAACTTGGGCCGCGCCCTGACCAAAGGCGCCAGCGCCACCGAGACGCGGCGCAACGCCTTCCGGCGGCTCGGCCTCGACGCCGTGAAGGTGGCGAAGGCGATGCAAAAGGATGCGCTGGGTACGACCATCAAGGTCATCGAGCGCATTGGGCAACTGCCGGAGTACATGCAGGCGTCGGTGATGTCCGACCTATTCGGCGACGAGGCGCGCGCCTTGTCACCGCTGATCGGTCGCCTCGACATCCTCAAGGACGCCTACAAGCTCGTCGCTGACGAAAGCGCGTATGCGGGCAGCGTTGGGCGCGAGTTCGAGCGCCGGGCGCAGACCGCCGAGTTCGCGCTTGAGAGGTTCTACTCGCGCGTTCGCGAGATCGCGCTGACCATCGGCGGCATGTTCCTGCCGTCGCTGAAGCAGGCGCTCGACGTGATCGGCCCAATGGCCCTGCAAGTGGCGCGCCTCGCGGAGCAGTTCCCCGGCTTGACGAAGGCCCTGTTCCTCGCGGTCGGCGGCCTAATGGCCTTCCGCATTGCGGTCATCGGGCTCCAGTGGGGCGCGCTGCTCGCCAAGGGCGGGCTGCTCAACCTGCTGTCGGCTGTGTTGAGCGTGTCCGCCGCTGCCAAGGGCGCGGCGGCGCTGATGCTGGCGCCGTTCCTCACCTTCGGGCGGCGCATGGTCGGCGTGTTCCAGATCGTCGCCCTGCGCTACGGCATGATGATGGCTGCTTTCCGGGCTGGCTCCATCGGCATCGGTGGTGTCCTTGCCGGTTTCGCATCCACGGCTACGAGGGCGTTGCTCTCGCTGCTCAATCCGATGGCGCTCGTGCGGGCCGCTTTCATCGCGTTGAAATGGGCGGTGATCGGAACCGGCATCGGCGCCGTTGTCGTCGCGCTCGCGATGGCCGGCGCGTGGATTTACAACAACTGGTCCGGGCTCGTGGAGCTGTTCCAGGGCTTCGGCGAGGGGATTGTGTCCGCGCTAGGCCCGGCCGGCGGGGTGGTCCAGTCCGTGATTGACGGGCTCGGGTGGCTCGCCGGAAAGCTGCAATCGCTGTTAGGCCCCGTCGAAATGACGGCCGAGCAGTGGCGCAACCTCGGTAGGTCCATCGGCGAGAGCATCGGCGGCGCCGTCACGTCGGTCATGACGTGGATACAGGATGCCGTGAACTGGGTGGCGTCCCTGCCGGGGCGCATCGTCGAAGCGTTCTCCAGCATCGGCGACACGATCATCAACATCGGCGGGGCCGCGGGCGGTCTGTTTCTGGCAGGCATCCGGGCTCCATTCGAGGCGGTTTCCGGGATTGTCGGCTGGGTGGCCGACCAGTTTGCCGCTTTGGGCGATCCCATCGACGCTGTTGCGGAGCGGTGGGGGCAGCTCGCAGGCACCGTCCGTCAAAGCGTCAGCGACGCCGTCTCTGCGGCGGTGTCGGGGCTGGACGACCTGCTGTCGCGGATCGCTTCGATCCCGACTAGCATCGCTGCGGCTTGGCAGGCGCTTGGGGCCAGCATTGGCCGGAGCATCGACAGCGCCGTCAATGCGGTGATGGCCGCGCTCCAATGGCTGCTGGCGTGGATCATGGAGCTTCCGGGCCGCATCGTTGCGGTCTTCGCCGACATCGGCGCAAGGCTCTACGACGCCGGCGCGAACATGATCCAGCGTCTGTGGGACGGCATGAAGGCGAAGTTCGCGGAGCTGATTGGGTGGGTGAAGGCGAAGGCGTCGGAGCTGGCGCATTCGTGGTCATTCGGCCTGATCGGCAGCGCGCCTTCGGCGCAGCCTTCCTCGCCCTCGGCGCCAGCAGCGCCAGCGGCGCGAGCCACGGGCGGCCCGGTCCATCGGGGGCAAACCTACGTCGTCGGCGAGCGGCAGCCCGAGCTGTTCACGCCGAGCCGTGACGGCTACGTGCACCCGAGCGTTGGGGCGCGCGCCGCCGCCACGATCAATGCGCCAATCGAGATCAAGATCGTTGGCGTCAGCGATCCGAAGGCGGCGGCCGAGGAGGCTTACCGCATCCTCGAAGCACGGACCCGTGACCTGTTCCGCGGTGCCATGGCCGATGTGGGCCTGAAGTTCACGTGAGGAACTAGCCAATGCTGATGCAGCTCGGGGCCACCACCTTCGAGGTGTGGCCCATGAACACGCACGAGACCGCGTTCTCGGGCGAGGCGACGCACGTGGACAAGCCCGTCATGGGCCGCCGGCCGCCGCTGGAGTTCGTGGGAGAGGGGCCGGACACCCGGACCCTCTCCTGCCGCCTGTTCCCGGCAAAGTTTGGCGGCCTGTCGTCGCTCGCCGGCCTCCATCAGCAGCGCCTATCGGGGGCGTCGCTCCCGCTAGTGCGCGGCGATGGCACGCCGCTCGGCTGGTACGTCATCGAACGCATCACTGAGCGGGCAACCTATCTCGACCCGCACGGCGTCGGGCAGGTCATCGAGGTCGATCTGGCCTTGAAGCGCGCCGACCCGCCGTCAGCGGGGTCGGTGTTCTCCATCATCATTGGCCTGCTGGGGTGAGCCATGGCTGTCATCGCGCACGAGACATACACCGTGCGGTCGGAGGGGCTTACGCTCGACCTGATCGTCTGGCAGCGGTTCCAGAAACCAATGTTTGGGCTGATCGAAAAGGCACTGGCGCTGCCCGAGAACCAACACCTTGAGCACGCGGGCGCGGTCCTGCCGCTTGGCACCGAGGTCACGATCCCGATTGAAACCCGCTCGGCCGCCGAGGAGGTCGAGGTCATCAGCCTGTGGGACTGACGCTATGTCGAAACGTGCTGTCTACCGCGTCAGCGTCGCCGGGCAAGACATCTCCTCGCGCATCGACCCGCTGCTCACAAGCATTCGCGTCACGGATCGCGAGGGCACGCATAGCGACACCGCCGAGATCATCATCGACGACAAGGACGCGCGGGTGCTCCTGCCTCGCACGGGCGACGAAATCGAGATTGCCCTCGGGTGGTCGGGCGGCGGCATTTCCGTCGTGTTCGCCGGGAAGGTCGATGAGGTCGAAAGCTCCGGCTCGCGTGGTGGCGGCCGAGAGCTGCGCATCAGTGCCAAGGGGCTTGACACGCAAGGCAAGGGCAAGGAAGCGCAGCAGCTCAACATCGACGACGCCACCGTCGAGGAGGCGCTGAGGAAGGCCGGGCAAGCCGCCGGGTTCACCGACATCAAGGTTGACCCCGAGCTGGCGAAAATCCGCCGCGACTGGTGGGGCCTCAACGACGAGAGCTTCATTCACTTCGGCGAGCGCGTCGCGCGCGAGGTCGGCGGCATCTTCAAGGTGCAGGGCAACCGCGCGATCCTCGCCAAGAAGGGCGGCGGCAGCGTCACCGGGCAGGAGATGCCCTCGGTGACGGCGATGTGGGGCGACAACCTTCTTGCGTGGCGGATCAAGCCCGACATGGGCCGGCCGCGGCACAAAAAGGCCCGCGCCCGCTGGTATGATCCGGCCGAGGCCAAATGGAAAACGAAGGAAGTCGAGATCGACGGCGAGGACGAGGTGGATACCACCTTAGGCGACCGCTACAGCCGCGCCGACGAGACAGAGGCTGAGGGCTCGGCGACCAACGGCAAGGAGGACACCGAGGACGGGAAGGGCGGCGGCTCCGTCGAGATGGACGGCACCGCCATGGCACGGCCGGGCGGGACGCTCATTCTCGTTGGGGCGCGGCCAGGCATTGACGGCCCGTATCGCATCGCCAGCGTGGATCACACCTACACGCGCTCCGGTGGCTGGACCACGAGCGTCGAGCTGAAACGCCCCGGCGAGGGCGTCGGCAAGGACGACCGAGGCAAGAAAGGCTCCGGCAGTAGCGGCGGCGGCGACTTCTCCCTGCCGCGCGATCCCGAGCTCGGCTGACGACCTCAGACACCACCCACGCAGGCCGCCCTTCGAGGCGGCCTTTTCGTTGCAGGGAGATTGCCATGAGCAACGTCACCATCCCGTCGGGCTGGATGCCGGCGGCGAAAATGGAGCGCATCATCATTCATTGGACGGCCGGCGCGTACAAGGCGAACGGGCTCGACAAGGACCACTACCACATCCTCATCGAGGGCGACGGCAACCTCATTCGCGGCAAGAACCCGATCACGGCGAACCAGGCACCCATCAAGGGCAGCTACGC